TTAAAACCATGAGTGAAAACAAAATTACACCGGAACAATTAGAAGAACTACAAGGATACGTAGGAAAACTAAACAACGCGGCAACGCAAATTGGAAACCTAGAACTCCAAAAACACCAACTACAACATGCAGCAGGTGAAGTACAGAGTGACTTAAACAAATTCCAAGCTAAACTTGAAGAAAAGTACGGTAAAGTACAAATCAATATTCAAGATGGAACGTATAAGCCAATTGAAGAAGAAGCTGAAGTTGTAGCAGAAGAAAAATAAGTCATGTCACTGGTAAGAAAAATTAGTATAGGTAGAGACTATAAGAATGACGCTATGCATTATGCTGTAGGTCAAGAAGTATATGGTGGACACATAATATGTGACATCGTAGAAGAAACTGATAAGTTTTCTATCTTTATTAAAAAAGGAAATGAAGTATTACCGTGGAAAGATTTTAATAAGAATATGGCTATAGCCGTTGAATATAACTTAGAATATTAATGCAAAGTTTATTTAACTTTATAGTTAAACCTAAAGACGAAAGATACGATAATAAAAAATATATTGATGGTCAAGAACTTCTGCTAAATACAGAAATTTCTGATCATCGATATATTAGTCGTGTTGGAATAGTGACAGCAATACCTAAATCAGAAAAAACTGAAATACAAGTTAATGATGAAGTTATATTGCATCACAATGTTTTTAGAAGATGGTATGACGTAAGAGGTAAAGAAAAGAATAGCAAAAGCTATTACAAAGAAGATGAATACTTTGTAACCTCTGATCAAATATTTTTATACAAACGAAACGGTAAATGGCAAGCGCCTAAAGGTTTTTGTTTTGTTAAACCAATTTTATCAAATAATATATTATTAAATGAAAAAGAAGTTCCACTGCGTGGAATTATAAAATACGTTGATAAAGAACTTAATGATATAGAAAAAGAAGATTTAGTTGGTTTTACACCAAGCAGTGAATATGAATTTATTGTTGATGGTGAAAGATTATATAGAGTACCAACTAATTCAATATCGATTAAGTATGAACGTCAAGGAACAGAAAAAGAATATAATCCAAGCTGGTTATGAAGCAGTCAAAGAGCTCATCAAAGTCGCTAAAGAGCCGATTGTTGAAACTGATGATGATGTTTCAGCCGATCGACTCAAGAACGCTGCAGCCACTAAAAAGCTCGCAATATTCGATGCATTTGAGATCTTAAATAGAATCGAAGTTGAAAAAGCATTATTAGAAGGTAAGAATATAGAAGAAAGAGCAGAGTCATTTAAAGGCTTTGCAGAAAGAAGATCTAAGTAATGTACGAGCAATCATTATATCGCGTTATAGAGCCTATAAAAATCAATACGATTAAAAGGCTTAATAAAGCAAAAAAGTGGAAATACGGATACGATAAGGACCATGACGTGGTTGTTATCAGTAAGACTGGGCAGATTGGTGATGTGTATAGCATACAAAATTTAAAAATAGCATTGCCTCCAGCGCCGAAGAACTTAGATAAAGGAAATAATAAATGGAGTAAAATAGAATATCCAAAAGAACTTGCAAAGTTAAAAACGATATTCGATTGGAAAGATTTACCGAATGAATTTAAAAATAAGTGGAATGCATATATTGATACAGAATTTACCAAACGCGATGAAGGTTATTGGTTCTATAACAAAGATATTCCTACTTATATTACTGGGTCTCATTATATGTACTTGCAGTGGACTAAAATCGACGTGGGTGCTCCAGACTTCAGGGAAGCAAACAGATTATTCTTTATATTCTGGGAAGCTTGCAAAGCAGACGTTCGATGTTATGGAATGTGCTACCTCAAGAATAGACGGAGTGGGTTTTCATTCATGGCATCAGCAGAGACTGTTAACCAAGCTACCATCTCTTCAGACTCTAGGTTTGGGATATTATCCAAATCTGGTGCTGACGCCAAAAAAATGTTTACAGATAAGGTCGTTCCAATATCCGTTAATTACCCATTCTTTTTTAAACCCATACAGGATGGAATGGATAGACCTAAGACCGAATTGGCTTATCGTGTACCCGCAAGTAAGTTTACAAAGAAAAGTATACTCACGAACCAAAGGAACGAGGAACTCGCGGGATTGGACACTACCATCGACTGGAAGAACACAGGAGACAACTCCTATGATGGTGAAAAGCTTTCGCTCTTGGTCCACGATGAAGCAGGAAAATGGGAGAGACCCGAGAACATCCTCAACAACTGGCGTGTTACGAAAACCACGTTAAGATTAGGAAGTAGAGTTATTGGTAAATGTATGATGGGTTCAACAAGTAACTCATTAGACAAAGTTGGTGAAAACTTTAAAAAATTATACAATGACTCAGATGTTACAAAAAGAAACCGCAATGGACAGACTCGCTCAGGATTATATAGTTTGTTCATACCTATGGAATGGAACTTCGAAGGATTCATTGATGCTTATGGAATACCTGTATTCAATACTCCCGAAGAGCCAGTTGAAGACAACTATGGGGAATACATTGATGTCGGAGTTATCGATCACTGGGAAAACGAAGTTGAAGGTTTAAAAGGAGATCAAGACGGTTTAAATGAATTTTATAGACAATTTCCAAGGACTGAAGAACATGCTTTCAGAGATGAAACTAAAAATAGCATATTTAATCTTGCTAAGATTTACGAACAGATTGATTTTAATGACGACGCTACAGCGGAAGTTAATATCACTACTGGATCTTTTTCGTGGCAGAACGGTGTTAAAGATACAACAGTACAATTTACACCAAATCCTAATGGAAGATTTAAAGTAAGTTGGGTACCAAGTTTAAATTTACAAAATAATATTATAATTAAAAATGGATTTAAATACCCTGGAAATGAACATATGGGTGCATTTGGCTGCGATAGCTACGATATATCCGGCACTACCGACGGTAAAGGCTCTAAAGGATCTTTGCATGGGCTTACTAAGTTCAGCATGGAAGATGCGCCACCGAATCGGTTTTTTCTGGAGTATATAGCTAGACCACAAACCGCTGAAATGTTTTTTGAAGATGTATTGATGGCATTAGTATTTTACGGCATGCCAATACTAGCGGAAAATAACAAACCTAGATTATTATATTATGTAAAGCGAAGAGGTTATAGAGGTTACTCAATGAACCGACCAGATAGAACTTGGAACAAGTTATCAAC